CAAGTTACTTAGAAGTATCATTTAGTAATGCTTGTAACTTTGCTTGTGCATACTGTTCACCTGAGATTAGTAGCAAGTGGATGGAAGACGTAAAGCAAAACGGTCCTTATCCAACTAAACATGGCGCACACAATTTAGATTATTTAGAACAAACAGGAAAAATGCCAATCCCTAATAGAGAACACAATCCCTATGTAGAAGCATTTTGGAAATGGTTTCCTGATGCATTACCTCATTTAAAAGTGTTGCGTATCACAGGCGGCGAGCCTACTATGTCAAAAGACACATGGAAGTTGTTAGATTATCTTATTGAAAATCCACGTAAAGGATTAGACATTGCAATTAATACAAATGGCTGTGTAGAAGATGCACTAATTGATAGACTTATTTTTAAAGTTAATCAGCTTGCCGAAGTAGGTGTTAAAGTTGATGTGTATACTAGTTTAGAAAGTACAGGCAAACAAGCAGAATATGCTAGAGACGGTCTAGATTTTATGAAATGGCTTAAAAATGTAGATAAGATTCTTAAAGAAACTAATGCAACAGTTGCAATGATGACAACTATCAACATATTAAGTTTACCTTCCTTTCTTGACTTTATGATGACAGTAATGGACTTCCGTAAAGAGTATAACAATAGTTTTGACATTAATAGAATACCACTAAGCATTAATATAATGCATTGGCCACCGCATCTACAGTGTACACTACTTGATGTTGATTACCGTACAAAGACAGCAAATACTATTGAAAAAGTATGTGAACAATGGTTAAAGTATTATACCAAAGAAAAATATGCTAGATTGTATTTAGAAGAGTTTGACCAAATAAAAAGATTGTGTGATTACTTGCGTAACACAGAGCCAGCAATAGAACATAGAGCGGACTTTGTAAGATACATACATGCATACGATAAGAGAAGAAACAAGAACTTTGCGGATACATTTCCGCAATATATTGATTTAGTAGAGGAATGGAATGCCGAAACAGCCTGAAGAAAACCTACAACAGTATCGAGACAGGGTACTTGACAGCAAAAGTAAGAGTTTTTGTGGAGCAAAGTGGTATAACGCTACTACCTGGTTAGGTAGTGGTACAACAGCGAGTTGTCATCATCCACCTGCACATCAAATTCCATTAGTTGAAATACAAGACAATCCGTCTGCAATCCATAATACTAAGCATAAGAAAGAAATGCGCCGTATGATGCAAAAAGGCGAGCGTCCTAGCGAATGTGAATATTGTTGGAAAATGGAAGATATGAAAAAAGATGCTGTCAGCGACAGGACTTTTAAAAGTATTATCTATTCAGACGAACAGTTACAGCAAGCGTACGAAGCCGATGCTGACGATAATACTAATCTTAAAACTTTTGAAATTGCATTTGACAGAACATGTAACTTAGCATGTAGTTATTGTAATGCAAGTTTCTCAACTACATGGGCTAAAGACATTAAGAAGAATGGCGAGTACACAAACTTAGTAAGTGATGGTGCTGGCGCATTTAAGCAAGACGGTAGTTGGACACAGCCTTACAAAAATGATGAAGATAATCCATACATACAAGCATTTTGGAAATGGTGGGATAGTGGTTTAGCAGATAGTTTAGAAGAACTACGTGTTACAGGTGGTGAACCTTTAATGAGCGGAAACACTTGGAAGTTGTTTGATTGGTTTAATGAGCAAGATACTGATATGCGATTTGCTATTAATAGTAACTTAATTGCTAAAGATGATATTATTGATAAGTTAATTCTAAAAACTCAAGGTATGAAACATTTTGACCTGTATACTAGTTGTGAAGCGACTGGCGCACAAGCAGAATATATACGTGACGGCTTAGATTACGAACAATGGCTTAGAAATATTAAGCGTATGTTAGTAGAAGGTAACTGTAATGGTATTAACATTATGATGACTATTAACAGTTTGTGTTTGTTTAGTATTACTGACTTCTTAGATGAGGTATACAAACTAAAAGAACTTACACAAAGTAGAACACCAACAGTAAGTTTAAACTTATTACGTTTTCCAAGTTTTCAAAGTCCACTAGCACTACCTAACCATATTAAAGATTATTTACATAATCAATTTAGTACATGGTGGGAAGCACATAAAGATGATATCGGTTGGCATGAGTTTGAAAAAGCAAGTATTGAACGTTTGATAGATTACTTAGTAACTGTAGATGCTCCGCATAGACGTACAAGTAACCCTACTACACTATGGCGTGATTTTAAAACATTCTATGCACAGTATGATGTACGTAGAAACAAAAGCCTAAGTGTATTTCCTAAAATATTAACAGATTGGGTTGAATCAATACCGGACACAGATGCAAGTATTATGGAACTTGCAGAAAAAGAAGGCTGGATACTAAAGCCTAGCTCAAGGAATATTGATGATCCCCTTGCGTCCTACGATTAATCTATATTACGATAAAATTATAGATGAAATGCCAGTGCCTAATGGTGTGTCAGACTACAAATTTAGTAATGACACTTATAGAATCCCTATGAATAAGTCTAAGGTATCACCAATTAATTTTATTACAATATTGTTTAATACATTAAAGGTACTAAACGTAGAACGAGTTAACTTATTTTCTGGTAAAGAAACAGCAAAGAATTTGTTTTATCCTTTAGAATTAAATGCAGGCACTTCTTGGTATGATGCTGAATTTGAAGACTATATTCCTGTTAAATCTATTAATAAGATTAAAAAAGGAAAAATGAAGTTATTAATATTTGCTCCAACACTATCACATGACTATAGTATCATGTGGAAACTACGGACAAAGCTCGATACTTTAGGTAGCAAGGGCATTACACGAGATAAGATTTATATTGTATTAGGCGATATAAGTAGGTCATATAGAAAATGCTTTGATAATCCAAACGTATACGGAATTGACTGGTGGCAAATATATGCGCAACTTGCATATAAAAGTAGATACGGCCAAGAAGATTACTTTTGGGCTTTTAGAAATCCGACATTTCATCCTTTAATGCCAGAACAACTTGAGAAAGAAGACTTTAAATTTGAAGATTGGAAACCTAAGCGCATATTCACAGCATTTACTGGTAATAGGGCATTGCACAACACAGCACTTATTAGTGAATTGATATACACAGGCCTTGATGTTCACGGTGAATACAGTTATAATCTAACCGGTGACCTAACTCCTAAAGATTATGATAATTTTAGAATAATTGATAAAACCCGTAGTGACGACTACATTGCAAAAAAGAAAGAAATAATTAATAACTTAACATCTATAAAGCAACTTGACAAGACACTAGAAGAAATATCAGCTCGTCCTTTAAATGTTGATAAAGAGTATTATCAAGATAGTCTTATTTCTATTGTTAGCGGTTCTTTCTCTCCAATGTTTGATCAACACTACTTAGATGAAATTGATGTATGTGCGCCAGGGCTTGGTATATGGCGTCAAATAGCCAAAGGACACCCATTCATGGCGCTCGGTTGTTTAAATACTATGGGATACGTAAGCGGTGAAGGATATTTTCTTCCTACTCCAATTACAAATCAGTTTTATGATAGAGTTGCAAAAACTCCTCAAAAAGTTAAACTAATGTGCGAAAGCATTAGTAGAATGGCAGAACTTAGTGAAACTGAAATACAGGATAAGGTACAAGAATTAATACCCTTTATGGAAAGAAATAAACAGAAGTTTTTCAACATGAAGAATCAACGTAAATTTGAAAAACTATTCGGAGAAATGAATTATGAATGACGATTTAAAAAATAGCCCAGGATTTTGCGTAGCACCTTGGATGCATTTGCACGTTATTAATGACGGAAGATCGTTTGCATGTTGTCAAACTCCTTTACGTGAAGAAAATAGTTTTGGTAATGTTAAGCATGAGAAGTTAATAGACATTGTAAATAGTCCTCGTGCTAAGAAAATGCGTAAAGACATGCTAGACGGACAACCATTACCTAGTGCGTGTGAACGTTGTGTATCAAAACAGCAAAATAATTTAAACACTATGCGTACTGGATTAAATTCTAAATGGTTTGACGAAACAAAAGACTTAATTGCAAGTACAGCAGAAGACGGTACGTTATCAGAACTACAACTAAAATACTGGGACTTTAGATTTAGTAACTATTGTAACCTTGCATGTACAACTTGCTCACCATTGTTTAGTACACAGTGGTCTAAAGACTTTCAAAAACTACATCCGGGTGCCGACAAGTATAGTGAAACCCAACTTATTGATCTAAAAGAAGCAAATGTTTTTTGGGAAGACATTGAAGACAATTTAGAAACAATGAAAGAAATACATTTTGCTGGAGGCGAGCCGTTGATTATGCCTGAGCATTGGCGCATTCTTAATATGCTTGACGAAAGAAAAAAATACGATATTGCATTGCGTTATAGCACAAACGGCACAACATTAGGTCAAAAGAAGCAAAACGTAATGGAAATGTGGAAGAAGTTTGATTATGTACACCTAAGTATAAGTATTGATGGCGAAGGTGATGCATTTGAGCATATACGATATAAAGGCAAGTGGGACCAAACATTAGCGAATCTCAAAACTATTAGAGCCAGTCGTGCTGTTGATTACTGGTTCCATCCTACTGTTAGTATTCTTAATATATTTAGACTTACTGAATTGCATCACGAACTACACATAAATGATCTAATGCCATTGGAGTCAGTACATCCATTACGTGGGTTCCATATGGAAAATTATTGGGTTGATAGATTCCATATTAATCCGTTGTTTACACCTGAGTATTATAGTATTACTGTATTACCTGAATTGTTAAAAGAACAAGCGGCTGATAAGATTACAAAATATGGTAAGAAGTTAGAAGCTGATACTGGCATACCGTTTAGCGGATGGCAAAATATTATAGACTTCATGTATCAACATGATAACAGTCATTTGTGGAAACAGTTTAAATGGAAGTCAAAGCAAATAGACGATATAAGAAATACAGATGTATTTGAATTAAATCCGGAATTAAGAAATGCTTAAAAAAGATCCTGTTAGAAATAATCTATCAGCTTATGCTAAGTTTATGCCTTCTCTTATTAAAACAGTAGAAGACTTAAAACCGTTTGGGTTTTTGAAAAATGATTCTTACAATATAAGATTTAATAAAAACCAAGAGTTTGTTGAGATTAAAACTGTACAGGACACAGAGATAGATTCTTACGATAACGATCCCTGGAATTATGTGATAGGAAAACACAACTTTAGGGGTTTATGGGATTTCAACGATTCTAAAAAGCGCATTGGATTCTTTGGATGTAGTTTTACCTTTGGTGAAGGTATTAAATATGAAGATACGTTTATTAACATTGTAAGCGAACAATTGAAATTAAATCCGTTCAATTTTGGAGCTGCAGGAGCAGGGGTTGAACGAGTTGCAAGGCTTTTTAGTGCAGTTTCTTCTGTTATTGACCTAGACTATGCAGTAGTTACATTACCGGGATGGCATAGACAATTACACATAGATCCTGACGGCACAATGATTAGTCTTATTCCGCACTGGCCGCATAAGGGTTACGAAAATCTTACAGACTTATTAACAAATGTGTCTGAAGAATATTATGTTGTTAGAGCATCAACGTCAATTAATTGGATCTATGATATAGCAAAACATAAAGGAATTAAATTAATTCTATCTAGTTGGGATCATCCGCAAAACGAATTTTGTAAGTTAGCATTTCCTAATAACACTATAGGTCCATTTCCTAATATTGATGATAAGTGTGCAAGAGATAAAATGCATCCTGGTCCAAAGTCTCAAGCGGCACATGCAGAGCAGATTATAAAGGCATTTCATGATAGAGCTTGGGTTTAGAAATATCAAAGATCAAATAAAATATATTCATATCAAACCAGACGATAGTGAGTTAGCAAACGTATGGCTAAGCCAACTCGATAGGTTATTAGAAACACATCAAAAAAAGATATTTCAAAAGAATTTTAGTTTGTTAGGAGTTCATAATAATAATAGAACAGTAGATCATATATGTAATGATTTAGATAGAAGTATTGCAACGATTAATTACTATAGTGATTACAAAATAGTAAACAACTTTGGTGCATTGCGTAGTGAAAATAATCAACAATTACTAAATGACTTACATCATCATTTCGAAACAATGCAGGGACAACTTTGGAAACCCGGAAATGAATTAACAAAAGCAAATGGACATACTAGGTTAGCAATTTGTTATCTAAATCATTGTTGCCACGAACTCGAAGCATGGTACGAAACAACAGATATAGAAGCAGACGGATATCGCAATGGTTACTTTTATTATAATTTATTAGGTATACAAGAGCGCATTGAATTAGAACCAAAGTTTAAAAAACAGTTTACTAAAAACGTTGAAGACGGAATGGTGTACTTACATTATGCACAAACTGGTAAAACTTGGTATGAAGCATATCTTGATAATGATGATGTAGTTACAGCTGATGGTATTTCAGAACATCGTGTAATTAGTGGCGAATTTAATTGTTACTTTGGTACAGGGTATGAACTACCGTCAGACGACAAATTTACAACCTGGCTAGAGTCAAAAGGTGTTGATCCTGAGGATGAACAATTGGCACTAGGATATGCCCCAGTTGGTAAAATACAAAATCTGCCTGACTTAGAAGCCCAAGAATTTTTTAAAGAGTATACAGACTTTTATAGTATTGAATTTAATCGTAAGCGTATTGAGTACGACTTCCGTCATGATGATGAAAGTTATATTAATTTGCTTACGGAAATATGGGACAAGTATGGACAGTAACGTACCTGATTTAGAAAGAGCTGTGGTAGAAGTATTTGGCGGCTGCAATTACAAATGTCAAATGTGTCCACAAACTACCGGACGTGGTAAAGACTGGACACGCAAGATGCCGTTTGATATGTTTGAAGACATATTAGATCAGTTGCCAGGTAAGCCTGTGATTAACTTAGAAGGTTCAGGCGAACCAACAATGGCAAAAGATTTACCACGTTACATTGAAGCATGTACTAAGCGAGGCTTGCCTAGTTTTATGTACAGCAATGGAAGTTTCTTTAGCGGACACTTTATGCAGGACTGTATTGATGCAGGACTTAGTTTTGCAAGGTTTAGTTGCATAGGCTATGACAAAGAAAAGTATAAAGAATGGATGTCTATTGATAATTTTGAATTACTAAAAACAAATGTTATAAAAGCAAAACAGTATATCAAAGAAACTAATAGTAAGTGCGAAATAAGTAGTTACCATTTAATACTAGACAACAATCAAATTGAATATGAAGTTGATCAATATAGAAATAACTTTATAGGCCCTACTGGCACAATAGGGTACATATGGAAAATGCACAATTGGAGCGGCAACTATCAACCATTATATGTGCGTGATCCTAGTAAGCGTAGAACATGTGGCAGACCATTTGCTCCAGAGATTACAATACGCTCAGGCGGCATCGCTGGATTGAAAGGTGCTGTTACTCCTTGTTGTCAAACAATGGGACCACCTAATGAAAGTAAAAGTGTACTAGGGCATATTGAAACTACTAGCATAGAAGATATTTGGTACGGTGATGCATATAATAAGTTACGTAAAGATCACGAAATGGGAGACTTTCCAGACTATTGTCAAGGATGTGATTTCTTATATGAAGACCCTGAAGTATTAGTTTGGAGCAATGATAAAAAAGCAAGTACAGATCACATGTTAGGTACAAACTTTAGTTTGCGTGACTTTATGATTGACAAGAAATAGAAAAGGCTGTATAATATATAAATGTATGATATTGTATTCATAAGTTATAATGAACCTAATGCAGATAAAAACTGGCAATTATTAAAAGCTAGATTTGCAAGAGCAAAACGTATTGACGGCGTAAAAGGAATTCATCAGGCACACATTGCTGCTGCTAAGAAATGTTTTACTAAAATGTTTTGGGTAGTTGATGCAGATGCGCAAATTCTTGATGAATTTAACTTTGATCATAAAGTAGATGAATACGATTTAGAAACTGTACATGTGTGGCGTAGTCGTAATCCAGTAAACAATTTGTTATACGGATATGGCGGAGTAAAGTTATTACCACGTAAACTTACATTAAACATGGATACAACAAAACCAGACATGACTACAAGTATTAGCAAGTATTTTAAAGCAATGCCTGACACATCTAATGTTACAGCATTTAATACAAATGAGTTTGAAGCATGGAAGGGTGCATTTAGAGAATGTACTAAACTAGCAAGTAAAACTATAGATAGACAAAACGAGGATGAAACAAATGAAAGATTACGAATTTGGACAACAGTGGGCCAAGACCGTCCCTTCGGCGAGTACGCTATTAAAGGTGCTATTGCTGGCCGGGAGTATGGGCTTTCTAGCGGCGTTGATATTCGCTTAATAAACGATTTTGATTGGCTAAGGACACAGTTTGATGACTGATTACAACAAGATACCTTGGCAAGATATTACTGAGTTTGGACAGAAAACCCTCCTAAAGAGCCATCTTTTCACAGTTTCGTGGATCCTGGCTAGATTTTGTAATTATTCATGCAGTTATTGCTGGCCATACGCTAGATCTAGTACCCCTGACCACCAAGATCTAGAATTGTACTTAAACACCCTAGATAGTATCAAAGCACAGGCTCGTGCAAACGGCTTTACAGACTTCCATTTTAGTTTCTCAGGAGGCGAACCTACAGCATATAAATACTTTAATAAAGTGGTTGAGTACTATGCTAACGATGAGCTACCGGAATATCAAAGCATACATATGACAACAAATTTAAGCCCAGGACACAAATGGTGGGCTAATTTTATTGACAATACTCAACACCTTAAACGTAGAAGTATAACAGCAAGTTATCATGCAGAGTTTGCAGATGAACAAGAGTTTGGAGATAAATGTCTTCAACTAACAGAAGGAGGAGTATATGTTACAATCAATCAAGTTATGGTTCCTGAAATGTTCGAAGAACTTTATGAACGCCTGGAACGATTTGCCGCCAGAGGTATTAACGTCACTCTCAAGCCCCAGTCCGATCCAACCGCCTCCCACGTGGTACATGGATACACTGAAGACCAGATCACAACAATGCGACAAGGATTCCCTCAGCACTGGAACGGAGAGCAAATTGCACAAATTGAACTCAAAGATGCTCAAGGAGTAACTTACGAGTTAGATCAAGCAGAACGCTTCAATGCATTTGGCTTTAACAAGTTCAAAGGATGGACTTGCAACGCAGGATATCAAGGATGTGTTATACGTGAGAATGAAGTTAAACGTAGCTACAGTTGCCATGATGAACCCTTGGGCACGTTAGACGGCGGATTTGAGCTGTTTAAAGCACCATCTAAGTGCATTACACCGAGCTGTGTTAGTAGTGCAGACAGTAAATTACCAAAGAGAAAAGTATGAAAATAGACATACAAGACGTGTTATTTTGGATGGATGCAATTCGCAACAGCGATGACAAATACCGTACACTTGAAAGTTTTTGGAAAGGTCAAGTCAACAGCAAAGTATGGTTAGCAACAGAGTTATACAATGTAATATCTAAGTCAAAACAGAATAGCATAGTCATATACGGTGGTTGGAACGGAGTGCTGGCAAGTATACTGTTTAACAGTCGCCTACCGTTAAACAGCATTACAAGCGTGGATATAGACCCTGTGTGCGAAGATATAGCAAACACAGTAAACAAGCGTTATGAAATGAAAGGCAAGTTTAGTGCTGTAACAGCAGACATGTGTGAATATACAAAATCTGCAGATGTAGTTATAAACACTAGTTGTGAGCATATTTCACAAGAACAATACGAACAATGGTTAGACAATCAACCAGACGATGCACTATTTGTTGTACAGAGCAATAACTATTTTGCACACGATGAACATATACGTTGTGCAATAGATGCAGATGACTTTATGCGTATGAGTAAACTTAAACCGTTTTGGCGCGGTGAATTTGAAACTCCTAAGTATACTCGTTATATGATAATAGGTAAAAAGAAAAATGTTTAGCTTTAGTGATTTAAAAGATATACACTTAGAAATTACAAATCGCTGCCAAGCAAGTTGTCCAATGTGTAGTAGAAACTATCACGGCGGTCTTGAAAATCCTCTCATTAAAAACAATGACTGGACATTAGAAGATTTTAAAAAGATAATATCAATAGATGTACTTGAACAAATAAATGGTTTTTACTTTTGTGGAAACTTTGGTGATCCTATTATCAATGACGAATTAATTGAGATGGTAGAATATGCCGCAACAATTAATCCTAAATTAAATATTAGAATACACACAAACGGAAGTGCAAGAAATATAGACTGGTGGACACGACTTGCAACAGTATTGCCGGATACACATAACGTTATTTTTGCCATTGACGGATTAGAAGATACACATAAGCTCTATCGAATAGGAACAAGCTATAAAAAGATATTACAAAATGCAAAAGCATTTATTGATGCAGGCGGAACAGCAGAATGGTGTTTTATAAAATTTAAACACAACGAGCATCAAATAGAACAAGCACAGGATATTGCAAAACAACTAGGATTTAGTTTATTTGTTGAAAAGAATAGCAGCAGATTTATTGGTACTCCTAAATTTCCTGTATACAACAAGACTGGAGAAACTACACATTACTTAGAAGCACCTAGTAATAGTGATGTTACATTTATTACAGAAGATACAGTTAAGAATTATAAAGATATATTAAGTAATTCAAAGATAGACTGTTATGTATTACAAACTAAAGAAGTATATATTGATGCATATAAAAATATATTTCCTTGTTGCTTCTTAGCAAGCACACCATACAACTATGCAAAACCAAATGACATTACAACTACGGTAAGAACACACATGCACGAACAGTATTTAGACTTAATAGAAAAATTAGGAAATACTAATGCACTTGAAAATACGTTACAACAAGTAATTGATTCACTTCCTTGGCAAACTGTGTGGAAAAACTATTGGGGCGACGACATGTTAATTACATGCGCAAGAACTTGTGGTCGATCAAAAGAATTACCTAAGCCCAAGGATCAATTTATTAAAGTAATAGGATTAAATAATGAGTGAAAACTGGTGGTATAACAATAAAGATAGCGGACTAGGTAAGTATCAGCGAAACATTGAAACTATTTCAAATAGTCCTACATTCTGCGTATTACCTTGGATACATTTTGCTACTAGGCCCAATGGCGATATGAGATTATGTTGTTCGTCAAATGCTAGTGGTGCAGGGGGAGACCATACTGTTGGTCTTGTTAAAATGGAAGACGGTAACGCAGCTAACTTTGGCAAAGATACACCTATGGAAGCGTGGAATAATGAATACATGAAAAGTGTACGTACAACTATGCTTAACGGAGAAATACCTGCAAGTTGTGCAAAGTGTTTCCAAGAAGAAAAAGTAGGCGTAGTAAGTAAGCGTATATGGGAAACAGAAACTTGGCATCAGGATGACAACGGTGTAGATATTCCGTACTTAATTGAGCAAACACAAGCAGACGGAACAGTACCAGAAGAGTTAGTTTACTTAGACTTGCGTTTAGGCCATACTTGTAATATTAAATGCGTAATGTGTAGTCCACACGATAGTTCAAAGTGGGTAGCAGATCATAAAAAACTTATTCCTGTATTACAAGACCCGGAAGTTAAAAGGCAAATGCAATTTGACAAAAGTACATTTAACAATAAGTGGCACGAAAAAGATACGTTCTGGGAAGAAATGTATGCACAGATACCTAATCTAAAACAAGTATACTTTGCAGGCGGCGAGCCTCTAATGATTAAAGAACACAAAATGTTTATCGAAGAAATCATTAGACAAGGGTATCAAGACAAAATACTATTACGTTATAATTCAAATGGACTTTTAGTAGACGAATATTTAATTGAGTTATGGTCAAAGTTTAAAAAAGTAAAGTTTGCTATTAGTATGGATGCTAGTCACGGACGTGATGAATACATCCGCTTTCCTACAGACTTTGAAACTGTAGAAAAAACTCTACATATGCTTGACAACACACCTGATAACATACAAACAAGTTTAGCAACAGCAATACAAATATTCAACATAAAGCATTTGCCCGACTTTATGAAATGGAAGATAGAAAGCGGTTTCAAAAAACTAAATGAAGGTAACGTGCCAGGCGGAGTACAAATGGGCGGCGGCCTAGTTAACATGCACTTGTTATACATTCCGACATTCCTAAGTATACAAATACTTCCTAAAGAAGATAAGTTAGATGTAGAACGCCGATTTATGGAGTTTAAAGATTGGCTATGGGAAAACTATAGACAAGACGATGACTTTTGGAAACATAATCCTTATGGGTGGAAACGTTGGGAAGCGGTACTAAATCATATGAATGCAGAAGATAACAGTCATTTACTTCCCGGATTTAAAGAGTATGTAAACAAGCTAGACGCAATTCGTAATTTAAATGCAGCCAAAGTATTTCCAGAACTTGCTCACTTATTATGATCAATCGTATTGAAAACAATCAAGATTCTAATATGGTGCGTATTGAATATATGCCAGGTAATACCTGTAACCATAAGTGTCATTATTGTTTTCCAGGAAGTAATGAAGGCGACCAAGGCTGGCCGGACGTTGATATAGTAAAACAAAATTTATCACATCTATTAACACATTATGAAAACAATGGCAAGACTAAAAGCAACTTATACATTGTAGGTGGAGAGCCTACACTATGGAAAGGCTTAGAAGAACTTTGTCAGTATTTAAAAAGCAAACATAACATTATTATTGAAATGAGTACAAACGGTACTCGCAAAATTAATTGGTGGAAAAATAATGCAAAGAATTTTGATCATGTTGAAGTTAGCGTACACAGAGAGTTTGCTAACTTAGATCATCTCATTAAGGTATGCGACACATTATATGACTTAGGAGTATTTGTTAATGCTGATGTTTTAATAGACCCAAATGCTTGGAATCAGTGTATAGATACTGTTGAATATTTAAAAACAAATTCTAAGAATAAATGGCCAATTATTGCAAAAGTAGTTCACTTTAACGGTAACCATAGATACACTGATACAAA